TTAGAAGATGGCATACACGCTACAACTATGGTGCTTCCTCGATGTTGGATTGATACAGACCATTGCAAAAAACTAATAGATGCGTTAAGACATTATCATCGGAAGTATATAGATAAAAATCGTATGTTCCGAAGTAAACCTGTACACGATTGGTCGTCTCATGCGTGTGATGCAATGAGATACCTAGCAGTAGGTTTACAAGAAATTAATACTAGACAAGCTGCACCTCAAAGTGTAGCAGATAACGAATACAGGATTATATAATTATGGGATCATTATTTTCACCAAAAATGCCGCCACTACCACCAGTGCAACCTTTGCCGACACCACCATCAACAGAAATATCACAAGAAGAAAAAGATAGAATAGCATCAGAGCAAAGAGCTATGGAAAGAAAACGTAAAGGTAGAAAATCAACAATCTTAACTGGACCATTAGGTGTTGAAGAAGAAGCTGAAACAGAAAAGAAAACTTTACTAGGAGGTTACTAATGGGAGGTAGTCCAGCAAGAGCAATAAAAGGATTTATTACTACACCGAGACCCCCTGCACCTCCAACACCCGCACCAACTACAGCAGAAGTTTCTCAAGCAACAGCAACTAGCATGGATGGATATGATGCAAGAAAAACAAAAGCAAAAGGTAGATCAATGACTGTATTAACTACACCAAGAGGTGTACAAGACGAAACAGTAACACTTGGTAGACCAAGTATATTAGGAAGATAATGGCAAGAACAGATTTAACAAAAGCATTACTATCACGATTTGAAAGATTGTCAGGTCAAAGACAAAACTGGGAAACGCATTGGCAAGAAGTTGCAGATTTCATGATGCCAAGAAAATCAGACGTAACTAAAAAAAGAAGTCGTGGTGATAAAAGAATGGAACTTATCTTTGATAGTTCTCCTTTACAAGCCTTAGAATTATTAGCAGCATCGTTACATGGTATGCTTACTAATCCCTCGACACCATGGTTTACATTAAGATTTAAAAATCAAAATGTTGATAACGAAGATGAAGCAAAGCTATGGCTAGAGTCAGCAACTGATGCAATGTACACAGCTTTTAATAGATCAAACTTTCAACAAGAAATATTTGAATTATACCATGACCTTATTACCTTTGGTACAGCCGCAATGTTTATTGAAGAAGATGATGAAGATTTTATAAAATTTTCTACAAGACATATTGATGAAGTTTATATTGCAGAGAATGATAAAGGTAGAATAGATACCATCTATAGAAGATTTAAACTATCAGCAAGAGGTTTAGTACAAAAGTTTGGTGAAGCAGTATCGCAAGATGTTGTAAGTATGGAAAAGAAAGACCCATACAAAGAAATAGAAATACTACACGCAGTTTATCCAAGATCAGATTTTGATCCAAGAAAAAAAGATACAAAGAATATGCCATTTGAATCAGTATACTTTGAATATAAAAATGGTAATGAATTATCTGTATCAGGTTTCAAAGAGTTTCCGTTTGTCGTGCCAAGATATTTAAAAGCATCACATGAAATCTATGGAAGAAGTCCAGCGATGACAGCATTACCTGATGTGAAGATGTTAAATGAAATGGCAAAGACAACAATCAAAGCTGCACAGAAACAAGTAGACCCACCTTTACTTGTGCCTGATGATGGTTTCTTATTACCCGTAAGAACTGTACCAGGTGGTTTAAATTTTTATAGATCAGGTACGAGAGATAGAATTGAACCCTTAAACATTGGTGCAAATAATCCTTTAGGTTTAAATATGGAACAGCAAAGAAGAGAAAGTATTAGAGCTGTATTCTATGTAAACCAACTGATGTTGCAACAAGGACCACAAATGACAGCAACAGAAGTTATACAGAGAAACGAAGAGAAGATGAGATTACTTGGTCCTGTATTAGGTAGATTACAATCAGAATTATTAAAACCTTTAATTGATAGAGTATTTAATATTTTACTTAGAAACAATCAATTACCTGAAGCACCTGAATTTTTATCAGGTCAAGATATAGAAATCGAATATGTATCACCATTAGCTAAAGCACAGAAATCCACAGAGTTACAATCAATCATGAGAGCTATTGAAATCATGGGAAGTTTAGCTAATGTAGCTCCTGTATTTGACTATGTTAATTTTGATAATCTTGTAAAACACTTAGCTGATATTGTAGGTGTGCCACAAAAGATTTTAAAATCACAAAGTCAAGTTAATGCAGAAAGACAACAACAACAAGCACAACAACAGGAGCAAATGCAAATGCAACAATTACAACAAGTAGCAAAAGCAGGAGGGGACATAGCACCACTAGCTAAAGCCTTACCTGAAGAAGCAAAAGTAGTTGCAAATGCTGATATAGAATAATGGGTGAAGCCAAAGAAAAACAAAAAAATTTTGAAAAGTATGTTCAAGATTTAAAAAAAAATTATCAATACATATTCAATACAGACGAAGGCAAAGCAGTCATGTCTGATTTAGAAAAGAGATGCCACCATCACACGACTACTAATGTAAAAGGTGATAGTCATGAGAGTGCATATATGGAAGGACAACGTAGCATCCTTCTGTTTATAAAAGCAATGCTACAAAACGATAACGAAAAAGGTAAATAACAATGTCAAGCGAACAGATAACACAGGAAACTGTGCCTGTAGAAAAGACACAACCATCTACAGAAACAGTTAAACCTACAACACAAGAAACAAAACAAGAAGCAACAACATCGACAACACAATCTACAACTCAATCAACATGGAAAGATTCTATTAGTGAAGAGTATAGAAAAGACCCAAACATTGAAAAATTTACTGAAGCAGATGCTTTAGCTAAATCTTATATCAATGCAGTTAAAATGATTGGTCAAGATAAACTTGCTATACCTACAAACAATTCTACAGAAGAAGCGTGGAATGAAGTTTATGATAAACTAGGTAGACCTGAGTCTGCTGAAAAATATTCTTTAGATGCAAAATCTAAAGTTGTTTCTTTAGATGATAATGCTGTAAAACAATTTGCAGAAACATCTCACAAACTTGGTTTGAATAATAAACAAGCTCAAGGTCTTTTAGAGTTTTACAAACAAAACATGGAAGGCACAGCTCAACAAGCTAAGATTGACACAGAAACTGCTCAAGCTCAAGCTGAACAAGAACTTAGATCAGAGTGGGGTAGAGAATTTGATACAAAAGTAAAACAAGCAGGTTCATTAGCTAAAGCTAATATAAAACCTGAAATACTTGATATGACTTTATCAAATGGAACTAGACTTGGAGATCATCCTGAAATCATAAGAGGATTTGCAAAAATTGCAGGTATGATGGCAGAAGATAAAATTGTTTCAACAGAAAGCGAAAGTGTACAATCAAATCAAAGTATACAAGATGAAATTGATACAATTATCAATGATAGAGCTAGTCCTTATTGGAACAAAAGTCATCCTAATCACGATAAACAAGTTCAACAAGTTTATACACTTAGGGAGATGTTAAGTGGCAAGTGATAACCATTTAAACAAAGAAGAAATTAGATTAGAGGTACTCCGTATTGTTAAAGAAAATGGTACGGAGTATCAAAAAAATAATGCCTTGCCAATCGCACAAGAATACTATAAATGGATAATTAGTGGGACAATTCGAAAGAACCCTACTGACAAGAAGGAATAGACTCTAGTCTAACAGACTTAAAATGCAAGAGATGCCTACCTTTTGGTGGAGAACCTTTCTGTTTAACTTAACAATAACAATAAAATGGAGAGACAATTATGTCATCACAAATAACTACAGCTTTTGTACAGCAGTACTCTGCAAACGTACAAATGCTATCTCAACAAATGGGATCGTTATTAAGAGACAAAGTAAGACTTGAAAGTGTTGTAGGAAAAAATGCTTTCTTCGATCAAGTTGGCTCAGTAACTGCTATTGAAAAAACTAGCAGACATTCAGACACTCCACAAATAGATACACCTCACGCTAGACGTAGAGTATCTCTTGCGGATTATGAATTCGCTGATCTAATAGATCAACAAGACAAAGTAAGACTCTTAATAGACCCGACTTCATCTTATGCTCAAGCCGCTGCTATGGCAATGGGAAGAGC